AGTAAGGTGACATATAAATAGGTTTGCCATCGTATAGATTAGGCACGCCTTCTGCCAACATATCTACCACTTCACCATAATCTTTTGACTTAGTAAATTGCTCAACCATTGCAGTAAGTTCATCAAGACCACCTAGAGTTGCGCCTTGACCTACTTTTGCTATAGATGGATCTAAGAAACCACCTTTGCGTAAATTATTTAATACACGCTTACCTTTATCTTTTAACTTACCTTGATCGTCTAATTGAAGTAATGCAGATCCAAGATCTCTAATAATAATAGATGGTTGTTTAGGTATATCTATTTGACCAGTTGTCATCCCACTGCCTGTAGGTATACCCATTTCTGCTAATGATCTATCAACAAAACCAGTTGGTTTAGATTCTACACCTTCTGGTTTTACTTCTACTCCGCCAGATATAAGTTGTGTCATATCCTCTTGTGGAATAATAACATCACCACCTAATTCTTGATCTATATCAAATAAACCCATTATTTATCCTTATTTGAAAAATTTACTTTCTGTTTTTGGTTTTTCATTTGTATCAACTACCGTATTAGCAAGAACCTGTTTTTGCTCTTCCATTAATAATTGAGTATATGGTTTTCTTTTATCAACAATCTCTTTAGCAACTTGATTGCGATATTGATTATATTTTGCACCAGCAACAATAGGATCATTTGTCATTATCTCTGCATTTGCAATAACCCACTCATCCATTTTCAATGCTAACTCTTCCTGTCGAGTGTAATCTTCTTCTAATGCTTTAAGCATGAGCAAGTTACCTTGTTTAGTATTTTTTAACTGTGGTGATGATTGAACAATAAATGCCAAGTCAACGTTAGTTGGGTTGAAACCTAACTGTTTAACTTGTGGTAAAACAACTAAGTTTGATATTGCTTTAAAGTCTTCTAGTTTAGATAACTCGTCAGCATTAAATTGATCACCTAAAATTAATTTTAATGGTTGTGATATGTTCAATGAAATTTCTTTACCTAATCCAGTATCTAAACCACTATTAAGAATGTCTTGCATACGCTTAACAGACTTCATACCAGCAACTGCTTTATTACCATTATCACGAACACCTTGAACATCTTTAAACATCGCATCACTAGCGTTTTTGTTAGCAATACCAATCGTTGTTGTGTATTGTGGACGTTTCGCTACTGCCATTTCTTTTAAGAAATCAATAAATCCATCTGCATTTTGTGCGTATTCAAACTCTTTAATATCGTTTGTAAACATATCTTTAGCAAATTGATATTTAGCAAAAGCAGGATCTTGTTTCATAGCGCCAAAAATCTTGTATGGTTCTGGCAATGCGTTGTAATCCATTAACTCATACTCTTTCATGTCTTTGCTGTATTTAATCATGTCAAAGATAGATTGTTTTCTTTTGTCTACAGACTTTTGTGAACCTTCCATACCTGCAAGATAAGATTTAAATGGATCTCCAGTTAAACCATATGTTAATCCAGCAGTTACTATACCAGTTCCTGTGCCTTGACCTAATACACGATCAGCACCTTCTTTACCAATAATTGCAGTCATAAATGGATCTCTACGAGTAAAGAATGGATTAATATTATCTAGACCAATCTTTTGCAACAAACCAGTATCAGGTGTAGGTTGAGTTTGCACCGTATTTACATTTGGTTGATTAGGGTCAGGAGGTAATACGTCTTGAAATAGTTTTGTAAAATCTACCATTTATGTCACCTTTACTTTTAATATTTGTGCTGGAGTTGGTTTATCTGCGCTTCTAGTAATACCACCCTTCATCATACTTGCACGTTGCATATTTAGATAATCTTTATATTGCTGGTCTTTTTCTAATTTATTCATATATAACAAACCGCCAGTTGCTACATCACCAGCATCGATGTTACTAACCATATCAACACCTTTATCATAAACTTTTGATAAAAGTGATGGAGGTTGATCTACACCGCCACCAGTGTATAAATCAGAAGTTCCTGCTTGCGCTGTATAGTCAGGAAACTGTGTGTTATTTATTTGCGATATATCATAAGCACCTAAATCAGCAACATCTACTGGTGGTTGACTATACGCTGGATTTTGTTGAAATGGATACATAGATCTTGCAGTCATGTCTGGGTTCATTGGAGGAGGTGTTAACTCACCAACTCGACCTAAATTACTTTGCATCATACTAACGTCACCAGTATATCCAGCACCAGTATTTGCAGTGCTTGATAATGCAGGATTTACATATTCAGCATTCTGAACACCTTGATTTGCTAATTCACTGCCAAGTTTAAATTGATCTAAACCTTTGTTAATAGCATTTCCAGTAAATGTTGATATACTAGCATCTTTAACTGAATTGAGAGGATCTTTTCCTGATAATAAGTTAATACCTAAGTTTGCAAAAAATTGTTCAAACATTATTTACCACCTCCTGAAGATTCAGATGTAGATACCGATCCCATAGGCGCACCATACGCTGAAGATAGGTATGTTTGTAGTTTACTGTAAGGTAGGTTTTGCTCGAACTCGTATCTTGCAATATCTGACTCTAATGCTTTTTGCTGATATGATTCGGTTGCTTGCCCTACGTTCATTAATTGTTGAATATCTTGGTAATCTGCCTGAGCAAGTGCAGGAGCATCTCGTAGTGCTTGCTCTTGTATTGCACGCTCATTAGCATAGTTTTGATATGCCAACTCACCAGCACGATTAGTTAATTCTTTTGCTAAATTTGTAGATGCACGAGATTGTAAATCTGACATAGCACCAGAACCATAACGACCAGCAGAAGATGCCTGAGACTGAATACCTTGCAATGCATCATAAAATTGCTGTGTAGCAACACCTGCTGTGCCTGCTAATGCTTGTGCTAAATATGGATTCATACCTAAGTTAGCACCAGAAATAGTATTAGCAAGTTGTTGTTGAGCGCCAGTTACTAATGGAGAACCTGCTAATGCTCTATTTTGTGTTGCTTGTAATGCAGATTGTGTTTGTTGAGATGGAGATACGTATGTTTGGTATGGATAGTATTGTGGAGTATCTGATTGATAAAGTTGTTTACTTTCTTGTAAACCATATTCAACAAATGGACGAACAGTTGGATCTAGTTGTTGTTGTTGTGTTGTTGTAGACGAACCACCTCCTCCACCACCTTTAAATAGTTGTCTACCCATTTTTCCATTGTCGATGGACTGGTTACCATCTAACTCTGGGAAATAATCATGTATCATAATTTTAACTCCATTAACGTATATTTAGGTTCTAATCCGAATTTTTTTCGCCATAATCTGACGATACTTTGTTTAGCAGTAGAACCTTGAACCTTAGTTCCACCATTGTTTTTTACCCATGTAAGAAATTGATCCCAACATTTTTTATTAGTTATGCCACCTATATAAGTAATATAAGCAACACGATCATTAGGATAATTTACCCATTGGACTGTAAATGCACATTCACAAACTTTATCATTCATAACTAATAAAAGTGTCGAATTGCCTTGTGAAACAAATTGACGTAATTGATCAATAGTAAATTCACCATTGCCTGTATCAATTGCTTTTTGTAAGTGTGATTCTGCTAAATTCCAAAATTGATGGACATGATTAGTAGGGACTATAAATAAATTAGTATCCATTACCCTATAATAACATACCCATATGTCTTGTTCGATGTGTTGTTAGCAAAGTGTGTAATAGTTGCCTGACCTTTTTGTTGAGCAGAAACATACACATTATCCATGCTATATGGTGCAATATATTTTAAACTAACTTGTGCAGATGGTATTGCAGGTCTTGTATATGGTGTTGTTGTTGTTGCAGTAAAATGCTCTAAAGAAACATCAGTAGAGGATGTTGCACCTGCTATCTCTACATAATCACCTGCTGTTAAATCTAACACATGACTTGCTGTTCCAGTTAAGTGTGATGGGTCACCAGTAGACTTTCTTGCTGGCAAACCAAATCTTTTTCCTGAGTCTGCTTCATCAGTGCCATTGACTCTAAACCAAACATCTGCGTGTTCTGCATCATTGTTAGCATTTGCTAATTGCAATGAAAATGTTACTTCATATATGCCATCATTTCTAACATATATTCTTGATGTATTTGTTGCATCTAAATACATACCATTGACTTCATGCTCTGTAGTCCATTCAACTACTGCCGTATTTCCTGAACTTGGTGCTAACTGGTCTGTGTTTTTACTAAACTCACCATAAGGTGCTGTAGATGCTTCTGCACTATCACTTAATGGTGCTAATAAAATAACAGAATCAAAACCAATTCTTTCATCGTATAGTGTCGTTGTTGTTGCCCAACCTGTATCTAATGTAATTGTGCCTGTGTTGTTTGTTTTACCATTCATCGCATTGTTTACGACTTCTGATATTTCACGAGGTGTTCCACCTTGATAAGGTAAGACTCTAAACATTATCGAATTCCTCTAGGGACGATGTCTACATCTACTCCTATTGCGTGTGTCCAGTTACCAGTAGGATTAACTTCTACACGATGATAACGACCAAAACTTCTTACACCTGCTCGACCTTCAGATGAGGTTGTAACAGATGAACCAAAGGTAATAATATCATCTAGTTCTTTGCGTGATGCAATTCTCACTGTAGATGAACCATCTTGTATTTGTGGTCTGACTAAGTTAGCACAACTGTTAAATCCTACTTCTAAGTCACCAGTTACTAATTTAGCAGTCATGTTTGTGCCAGTAAATGTGACAATCTTTTCACCATCTACTCCACCAAAGAGCAACTTACCACCAACCCATTCTCTTGAGTCTAATGATGATGTCAATGAGTCTATTGTTCCGTATGTATCTAAACCTTCTAGTGTAATACCTGAAGTTGCTAGAGATGCAATATAGTCTACAGAAGTAGAATCAGATTTAGACCATTTATTTAATTGCCAGTTATAGATGATTAATGAACGACCACCTTGAACATTAGGATAGTTCCATACCACAATATTTTTTACAGGGTCTACAGCACTAGAGATAGAATCAAACTTATTTAGGTCTGCGTTCTTAAAGAAGTATCTATCTATCTTTTCTGTGCCAATTCCTCTGACTGAATTACCATCACATGAATAGAAACCATCATCTGATAAGAAGTAAGAGATGTTGCCGTATTGTGCTACTGATCCTTCTGAAATACAACCTAATCCTCTTGATATGGTGTCGAACTGAAAGAACAATGGTGAACCAATGTATGACATTCTAGTTACTGAGCGTTCTGAGAATATTAATCCAAACTCACCACCAACCAAACCAGTCACATTTCCACCATCAGGCACTATCTGATAATCAGATTGCGAGGTTGTTCCTGATACCCATGTTGTTTCATCGTTGATGTCAGACCATTGCACTTTGTTAGCATTAGTTCCACCATCTAGGTTAGCAGTCACTACAAAGTCACGCACTACAGTAATAAATTTAGCAACAGGTGCATTAGCATCAACATCTGCAAAGTTACTAGATGAACCTACAGTCCATGCTTGAACTTTATTTACATTATTAACTGCTAATACAACATTACCAAACTGTGCAAATCTCCATATACCTGCACCAGTATAATTACCTGCTTTAGATACATTATTAAGGTCTTTAGTTGCACCATCGTATAGGAAGAGTTTGGTATCACCGCCTGCAAATAACTGTGTAGTTGTATTAAACTTACCTGCAAATACAGAAGTTAAACTTTCACCTGCATTATTAGATAAATCTACAGCACTGGCAATAGAACCATAACCAACCGCTTGAGGAATGACATTATTAACATCTATCATTTGTCCTGCAATAGAAGGTTGGTCAGGTAACCATTCACCAAATTGAACTCGTTGAGTTGCCAATTATTCACCCCAGTCTTGAGAATTCATTACCTCTATTAATGCTTCTACAGTTGTTACTCCTGCAATAGCAGTTTCTAATCTATCACATTCAGTTCTGATAGCATCACGCTTAGTAGTTACATCAGCAGGAATAGCAGTAGACTTTTCAGAGTTACGAACTACATACCAATCTGTAGATGCTAGTAGTTTACCTGCTGTATCTTTTACTTGTTGTTTCATTGTGTATTTAAGACCACGAGTAACTAACTGTTCGTCTGTGTCTACCATGCCACCTTCACCATTGTTAGCAGTAGCATCATATTCCTGAACATAGATTGGGTTACCATCTTCATCTACTTCGTTGACATCGTCTAATGTTTTTGGATTGTTAATGTCACCATCCCAGTAGTATCTGTCATCAGCACGAACTGGATCTGCTTCCCATATAATACCGATAGCAGTTCTTTCTGCTTCTGTTGATTTTTGTAACCAATTAGAAGGATACATCACATCACCTACTGTGAATGACCTTCCAATTCTGAGTGTTAAATTTCCTAATTTATACATAATTACCTCGCTAAAGAATGTTTGAATGGGTTTTCGGCAAATGCCATGTAAATATAAGTTCCACCTGATGCGTTCCAATATCCATAAGTCATGTCATGTCTAACTTTAAAACCATTACTTAATAAATCAGCAATAGCATAAGTAGATAGTGTGCTTTCAGCGTAAGTTAGGTTTGCAGGTAACTGCCCTCCATTGCCTGCACCGATTACATTAAATGTAGGTCTTTCATTATCAAGCATAAACCAGTCGCTTGCAACATCGGCACGCTTTACCATCACAAATGCAGGTCTAAATCCTGTGTATACAAATGGACCATCAGTAGAACCATTACCTGTGTAAGAACCAAACTTACTGAATCCTTCTACATCTGCAAAGCAGTAGGCAATATACTTATATGGAGAAGTTCCTGTATCAGAATATGAAGCACCATTTACAGAAAAAACAGTAGAAGTTGGTTTTGCTGAGAAGTATGTATTTGAACTATTTTTAGAAGCGGTAGAATTTAAAAGTAAATGGTCATATGTTGTGCCAGTTATATTTGAAATATCAACAATCCATTGCCAACCACCATCTCTATTTTTTACGATAACTATTTTT